AGCAAATACGATCCAGCCTATTGCGATCAAGCCGTCGAGTTTGGTCGCTTAGGCTTTAGTCGCGAGATGATCGCGGCTGAGTTCAATGTGTCTTGGAACACACTGCTGAACTGGATGGATGCGCATCCTGAATTCCTTGAGGCCATGGAACGAGCGAAGATGCTTGAAATGGTGTACTTTGAGAAGACGGCGTTGGCGTACATGGTCGAACAGCCGCAAGGCGCAAAGCTAAACACATCGCTGTGGTCTCGGTCCATGGCAGCACGATTCCCAGCTAAATACCGCGAAAATTCTAAAGTCGAAGTTACTGGTAAAGACGACAAAGCAATTCAGGTAGATGTAGTCCATGACTTTGCACAGTCACTGATGGACGACTTGCTGTCTATCCGGCAAACCGATGCTAAGTCAGTCAATAGCTGAACAGTTCGCACAACGCTTACAAGCGGGGCCGAACTTAAATCATGCGAGTCCTGAATGGCAAGCAGCGATTAAAGCGCGACTTAAGTGGCTATCAATAGCCAGCAATCATCAAATCACGCCTAAAGGCAAATGGTGGAGCATCTGGCTCTTGCTTGCCGGTCGTGGCGCAGGTAAGACTCGGTGCGCTGCTGAATGGGCGTGGTGGGAAGCTTGGACGAAGCCAAAGACCAGATGGCTAGTCTCGGCACCAACGTCAGGCGACGTTCGCGATGTGTGCTATGAGGGTGACTCAGGGCTAATGAGCGTCATCCCAACACTGCTCATCGACAACTACAACAAATCACAACATGAAATCACACTGATCAATGGGTCAATCATCAAAGGCATTGCGGCATCTGAGCCTGAACGCTTTCGTGGTCCACAGTTTCATGGTGGCTGGCTTGATGAGTTGGCAGCGTGGCACTACCTTGACGAAGCGTGGAACATGTTGCAATTCGGCATGCGACTTGGCAATCAGCCACGCATCATTTGTACTACGACACCGAAGCCGAAGCCACTGATCGTTGACTTGGCAAACCGTGACGGCGAAGACGTCATCTATACGACAGCAACGACGTACGACAACATGCATAACTTGGCGCCAAGCTTTAAGGCGAACATTATGCAGTACGAAGGAACGAAACTGGGGCGCCAAGAGATCTATGCCGAGATCATCGACCCCGAAGAATCAGGCATCATCAAGCGTGACTGGTTCAAGCTATGGCCAGCTGAGAAGCCGTTGCCTCAGTTCGAGTACGTGGTTCAGTCCTACGACTGTGCGACCAGTGAGAAGACAGCCAACGACCCGACTGCATGCACCGTTTGGGGCGTCTTCAAGCCAAGTGCTGACAAGAAGATGGCAGTCATGTTGATCGACTGTTGGGAAGAGTACATACAGTACCCAGACCTTCGGTCCAAAGTCATCGACGAGTCGACATCGATCTATGGCGATGCGAACGAGTTCGGAAACGGGAAGAAGGTAGACCTGATACTGATCGAGGACAAGTCGGCAGGCATCAGTCTACTGCAGGACTTGCAACGAGCTGGGTTGCCTGTTCGTGGGTACAACCCTGGAAACGCAGACAAGATGACACGGCTTAACTTGGTGGCGCCTTTGATACAACGAGGCAGGGTCTACATACCAGAGTCTACGAGGAATGAAGGCATGCCAAGAGACTGGGCCGAGGTGCTGGTTAGCCAGTTGTGTTCGTTCCCGGAAGTACGGCATGATGACTTGACCGACTCGACTTCACAAGCGCTACGTATTTTGCGTGACATGGGGCTCATCAATATTGATCCGGTGTATGATCCAAATGACTCATACGATGAGGATCGACCGATGAGGGTAAACCCATATGCCTTATGACGCACTCGGCAACTATGTGCCAGGAGACGAACCTAGCATCGATCAGATGCAGTATGAGCTAACTAAGCGAGGGCGTCGTGTTGACGACCCGAGACGTATTGATAAGCCTACATCACTTGACAGTGCAGTCAACACAATTAAAGACGTTGCGACCACGTACAACCCACTAAGCAGACAGAACATTGGGACTGCGATCAAAAAAGGCTTTGAAGCTCGAGAAGCAGTAAAAGATGTAGGTCGAATAGGCGCGTCTTTTTCGCCTGCAGGCATCATCCCTATTTGGCAAGCAGTTGTCGATGCTGGCTTAACGAATGTCAACAAGCAAGGTGCCGAAGCTTTGTACAGGTTGGCAGGCGACGAAGATAACGCAGCTAGAGTGGCCAATGAGCGTGCTCAATTGCCAGGTGTCAATAAGCTGATTGAAAAGTATTCCGAGCCATTACAAGCACGAACACCTGGAGGTCAAGCTGTTCAGCAAGGCGTAACTAAGTTCCTGTTTGACGACCTCAAGTTGCCGCCTGTGCCTATCGGTCCACGAGGCTCAGGGTTTGCGGCATCAGGCCAACGTAGACCGTTGCTCACGCCAGACGATACAAGAGCCTTGATGGGTGAAGCAAACCGTGTTGCCACTCAGGTTCGTGACATACCGGTCGACTTCCAAAATGCACAAAGCGGCTTTAGGCGCCTCGACCCGATCACTAACAAACCGACTTTTGGCACCAAGTTACAAAGTGCGGCTGATTCACTTGGTGAAACCATGGAACGCCGCAAGATGCAAGGGTTGAACCCTGTTCCTGGCGTGCCGGATGTGTTCATGCCTGAGACACAAATGTATGCAGTTCGACCCGGTGGCGGAAGCTACATGGTGAATCCGAAGTTGCCTGAGTCTGCTATGGTGGAACGACCATCACTTAGTGCAGGCGCTTACGACATCATCAATGATCTTCGACCTGTGCGCACTGAATCACCGGTCAATTTACACGAAACATATTTCGAAAAGTACGTTCGTGAGAACAATGCAATTGCGCCTGCATATGCAAATTATCTTGGCGCTAAGCTGCAAGAGATGTACCCTGAAACTACATCTAAGCGGGAAGCGGCTGCGGCATTTGAATCCACGTACCCTGATGAAAACCAACGAGCTGAGGTAAAAAGTCAGATACTAAGTGACTTCATCAATCAGCACAACACGGCGCAGCCTGATGCGAAACTGCCCACGCTTGCCGAGTTTAATGAACGCGTTCAGGCAGTAAACAACTGGCTTGAAGGGCCGTTCTACAAACAGATGTACAAGAACGTTGGTACATCAACCGACCCATTGCTTAAGCTGGCTGAACAAGGCTACACACTCGAAGAAGCCGGTAAACTAATTAAGGACTGGCCAAAGCCAGATTCCAGCACTAGGCGATATCGCGAGCTTGCAGGCTTTCACCCAATGGGCGAGTACTATGAGCCATTGCAACAAATCACACAGCAAATTGCCGCCAAAGAACGAGAGTATTTGCCTCTTGAGCAACGTCGCATGGAGCTACAAAACATTGCAGCCGATCAAGGTTTGCAAGACCCGGCACAATTACCTGAATATGCGGCAATTACGACACCTAGAGATCGGCTTTCGGCTGAAATAGCTAAGCTTAAGGAAAAGCAATACAACTTACAGTTGGCTAATGCATATGAGAATGCAACTGACAGTTTAGTGAACACACAAACCGCTGCTGAAGCATATGAAAACATTCCTCGGTCACAGCGGCATTTCTTTCCTCAGTTGCGCGATTTAGCATCTTCTTCACCTGACACCAAGGTCTATGACATCTCTACACGCCAAGCCGGAAATGTCGGCTACTATGAAATGGCGAATGAGTACATCGATAAAGTCATGAGTGGCGAAATCCCCGTTAGCAAAATACACAAAACGCCGCTTGATGTATTCGTGAAGAAATTGTCAAAAGAGCGACAAGACAAGGCTAAAGCTGCACAAGCTGCAATTGATCAACGTATTAGCGACGTTCAAGCCAAGCTCAAAGAAGATCTTGCACTTGCACCTGAAGGTCTTAGGTTCAGTAAGTCTACGGCAATTGAAGTGTCGAATCGCTTCCAACCTGAAGAAGTTCGTCGAATACTTAGTGCGGATACTGAAGTCCTTGACCATTGCATAAGCCAGTGCGGATCGCCTGAGCACGGTGCTCGTAATATCTTCCAGCCACAAGACAAAACGCCTCGCACATATTTGCCGATCGCTGATCCAATCACTGGCGTTAAGGTAAGGCCTGATGTACAAGACACTTCGTACATACGCAACATCATGACAGGTAATCAGTTTCACACGTCAATGCGTGACAATGAAACAGGATTGCCGTTCATCACAATGCAGTTCTCTGATGCAGGCTATAGCACAACCGGCCAACCGTTGTTTGACATGGGTTTTGCATCAGGCTATCAGAACAAAGGCGCAGACCCTAAGTATCGTGACGATATTGCCAAGTACTTGAATGCACGAGCTGACATTATTCGTAATTCCAACACTGAAAAGTTGCAAGAAGCACGTGTGTATGACATGAATAGTGTACGTAATGCATTCTTCAACGACATCAATGTAAGTAAGAAGGAATGGGAAAAAGCCGTACAAAGCTACAACGACTTTATTCCACGATTCTTAACGCCTGAAGATGGACGAAGAATCGTTGATCAGGCGCGTGCTGCTAGCACTGCTCTTGTTCCTGTCGATGGCCAAACGCCTGAAACACAGATGCTAATCACTCAGCGCGACCGTTTGGTGGCTGAACGAACAGAACTAGAAGCCGAAAGTCGTCGACGTGGGCAAGGCTGGTATGACAACGATATCGACGGCAGGCTTGATGACATTAGCTCACAACTTGATGACATTAATCGTCGACTTCAGCGCATAAGAGCCGGCGTTACAACA